CGCGTTCCACCGCATCGAACCCGTAGGCCAGCATCAACGGCTGCAAACGCCCGCGCCCGGTATCGGACGCCCCCGCAGCATAACCCCGCACCACGCCGTACAATTGCGTGACATCGTAATCCACCACGCCCGCACGCTCGCAAATCTCGGACACAACCCCGGCCAAAGACCGCGACGACCCACGCCCGTTCAGCCAATGCCCGCGCAGATAGTTCTCACCATCGCTCCAGACGTCCATGTTCCCAGGGAAATTCGGATAGGGGCGCGCATCCCAGGCCCAGACATGCGCCCGTGCCATATCAATCATCGATCCACCGAAAAGCTCGGACACGGGGTTGTTCTCCGGGTCTTCCCAATACGACGTCATCGCCCGCAGATATTGCGCCTGAACAAAATCATCGCGCCGCCCGTCCGAATAATGGGGCAGACTTGATTCCGAGGATTTCGGGTCCAGGAACTTATTGGGTTGGTTTGTGCCCTTGTCGATCGCAGCACAGCCCAGTTCGGTGAACCAGATCGGTTTGGATTTCGGCTGCCAACTCGTCGGGCTCTCCTGGCGCACTCCGCCGATACGGTCGTGATGATCCTGCGACCACCAGTTCCTCAGGTCCTTGTAGCGGAACACCCAGGGTTCATCGTATCCGCCATCGCTGATCTCGGTCCGCTTCTGAACAGCGCGCGCATTGTCAGAGGCATAATACCAGTCATAGCCCTCGCCCCCGGCCACATTGGCGCGCAGGTAATCGAGGTTGTAGATCGCCCCCCACTCCGCATCGGCGTGCGTTGTCCCGTCGCGCCAATCCGACAGCGGCATATAGTTGTCAATGCCGATGAAATCGATCTCGGGGTCGGCCCATAGCGGATCAAGGTGGAAATACACATCGCCCGATCCGTCCTGAGGGTGATACCCGAAATATTCCGACCAGTCCGCCGCATAGCCAATCTTGCAATCTGGCCCCAGAATACTACGCACATCCGCCGCCAGTGCCTTGAGCGCCTGAACCGCCGGGAACGTTCCCGCCGCGCCACGGATCTGCGTCAGGCTGCGCATTTCGGACCCGATGCAAAACGCATCAACCCCGCCCGCCTTGGCGCACAGATGCGCATAATGCAGAATAAAGCGCCTATACGACCACTCTGCCGGGCCGGTGTAGTTCACACCATTCGCGCTAACCTGAAAATCTGACGCAGCCGCCTGACCAAAGAACGCCGCCACTTCGGCATCGGCTGCTGCCGTCTGATCCGGGCTGCCCGCCAACCCTGGTGCCGCCGACAACGTGATACGCCCGCGCCATGGCAAAGCCGGCTGATCGTCGGCCCCGCTCCAGGGATCAATCAATCCGTTTCCCGCCACCTGATCCATCAGGATGAACGGGTAAAACGTCACCGCCTGACCCGCCACCTGCAACGCCGCAATCGCCTCGACGACCGACTGATCGGTCGGGGTGCCCCCGTAAATCGGGCGGTCATCTTCACGCGTGATTTCAACCGCCTGCGCCCGCGACAACCCGGACACCGACCACGGCATCGCCGCGCCATCGTCCTGTTTTTGCTCGACCTTCGGCTGCAGTTCGCAGGACCCACAGCGCAGATCGCCTCCAAACCAGCTCACCACCAACGAAGCCGCAGCGCAATTGGGAAGTTCCGCCTCCAATCCATCCAGCGAGGCCAAAAGATCCGTCTTTCCGCTGGCCGAATTCACATTCGCCACCTGGTATTCACCCAACCCCGCCTTGAAATTGACCGGCGTGGTCGCCAGCGCATACTCTCCGGTGCCCGGCATCAGTGCCACGGCCCGCACAGCCGCCGACATGTCGGGTGCGCCCTCGGGCAAGCCTTCGGGCGTCGGGCGAATGACCTCGAAGTTCAACTGCGGAATTCGGTTGCCATAGGCCGTAAGATCAAGATCTTCCAGCACTACATAGGCCAACCCCCGATAGGCGGGCACATTGCCCGTGCCTTCAACCGCCTCGATCTTCGGGTCCGGCATCTGGGTCGCACTGCCGGAATAGACGCGCATGTTCAAACTGTTGGACTCGACCAACTGACCATCGGCCCAAATCCGCCCGATCCCGCTGATTTCCCCCTCGCACAAACCAATCGCCACGCTGATGGAATAGCTGTACTCGCGGGTCTTGGGCCGCGGTGGCGCACCTTTGCCGCCGCCACTTTCGGCGACATGCTCCAAGAACCGGGTCGACCAGATCAACTGCCCCGGCACCCGAACTCGCGCATAGACCTGCGCAATCGCGGCCCCCTCGCTGGCGCCGGTCAGCCGCAGCCGGTCGACCTTTCCGCTTTCGACAACTTCGGCCCCCTGGCCCATGATCTTCTGGTCGATCACACGCCCAAGCGTGGCACCAATCGCGCGGCCGATCACCCCGGTCGTAAGACCCAGAATGCTGCCATTCAGCGCCGTGCCAGCCGCCAGCCCTACAGCCGACAAAACAATCGTCGCCATCAGTTGCCCCTTTCCGGAAATTCAAACCGCGCCACAATCCGCCGCCGCCAGGGCGCGGACAATGAGCTCTCGATCACGCCATGCCTGGAATAGGCATGTACGAAGGTTGGCGCGCAGCCGATCTTGGCTGCGAGCCCCAAATGTTTCGCCACTCCGCTGTCGCGCATCCGAAACAACAGGACATCGCCCGCTGCCTCGCTGTCCAGTGACTTGCGCCGCAAATGCCGCTCTGCCGCCGCCCAAAGCCGCTCTTGGCGCGAGGCTTCGCTCCAATCCGAACTATAGGCTGGAGTCTCTTCAGGCTCGCCGCCCAGGACCCTGCGCCAAACACCGCGCAACAACCCCAGGCAATCGCACCCCGCCCCCTTGGCCGAGGCCTGATGCACATAGGGCGTGCCCAGCCAGCCGCGCGCCTCGGCCAGAACCTCGCGACCCAGCGCACTCATTCAAACAGGCTTCCGCCGTCCAGAATTTGCCCCTCGGCGGGATACCCCATCAGCCAATCCTCACCGGGAATATGCGGGAATCCTTGGAAATTCAGAATGTTGTTGAACTTCAACCGGCAGGTCGCCGCAATCTTGTCACACCCCGCCTCGATGCGGATCATGTCACCGACAGCCACCGCCGCACCCAGTTTTTCCCACAGCTCAACCTTGCGGCCATCGCCCGCCAGGCGGTCATTCTTGACGACCCCCATCAGCCCTTCTGCGGCCCCCGACAACAGGCGCACACGCCCACCTTCGAACCAGCGATCATCGAAATTATCAAGTGCTGTAAAACGGAACAGCTTGCGGTCTTCAACAATCTCAACCGCGCCCTCATGGGAATAACCCGCCGCGTTCAGATCGACCCCACAGGCCTTGTCTCCCAGCACCGCCGAACATGGGGTCTGATAGACCCGCCCCATCGGCTGGTTCAGCGCCTCGGTCAGCCCGCGCAATTCCGCCTGAAATGCCCCATTCGCGCGCTTGATTTCACCCATTGAGCCGCGAAATTGCAGCATCCGCTGGCTGACATCGTTCCAATTGACCAGCCAGGCGCGCACGCCAGCGCCATCAAACCGGCCCGCACGAATATCCTCCTCGCGCAGGGCCGCATCGCTTAGCACACCCATGGCCTCGGTGTTGTCCACCGACAGCCCCGTTGCCTGCATAATGGCACTGGCCGCCAGCCCGGTATCAGCACGAAATTCGATCCCGTCAAAGGCCAGCGCGCGGTCATGGTCAGTAAACCCATAGGTTTGCCCATCCAGCCGCGTCACCGCCCAGGCCCGGCATAATGTCGTCGCGCCCGTCTGCAGATGGGCGTCAAGTTGCTCTGGTACCGTCATCAGATCCGCACCTCTACAATCGGAACTGACGGCACATCGCCCGCCTGAAACGACGCAACAGAGGTCTGGATCCGGTCGGTATCAAACCGCACCGGCACGTCGAATTCGAACCCGGCGGTGATTTCGACACCCTCGTCGGGGATCTCGATAAAGCTGATCACGCCGGTCTCGGTATCGACCGTGTAATGCACTGTATCGGTCAGCACGTTGTGGCGAATACCCACCTGAATCGAGCCCAGCACAGGCTTGGTCACCGGGCG